CTCGCCTGTCTTCGTGTTCTTGAAGATGCGGTCAGTGGAGTTGTCCATCCAGAAGACTTCGTGGCTGAACGTCCATTCTTCAGTCCATTCGTTAGACCGGCAAGCAGCCTGTGCTGCTTCGCGGGTAGCGTAGGCTTTCTTCTCGGAGTAAACCTCGCCCATCATGTTGTCGTATCCGGCGATGGTGTAGAAGGGGCGTTGCGCTGCTTCCTTCTGCTGCTCCGCCTGCTTGCGGAGGATGGACTGGACTTCTTCGCGGGTCGGTTTGGCTTGGTTCGTCATTGTCTGTCTCCTGTGTTGTCTCACCGCTAAACCCCGGCGCTGGGTCCGGGGATGCGGCGCTTGGTGGCGCGATTGTTCGACGTAATCCATGTGTTTTCTCCTTAAGTTTGTTTATTTCTCCCAGTAGACAGATTCACCAGGGCGAATCGTTTCATAGTCGTTCTCAACGATCACGTCTTCAGAGACGTTAGTCCAGCGAATATCCATTCCATCGGCGGCCCAGTTATAAAAGTACTCCTTAGTCAGAATACCCTCATCTACCAGAGTGCCCATGGAGGGAGACCCATCGAACAGCCGACCAGCGGATGCAACTTTCACTGTACGCATCATTTCTTCTCCTGCAATTTCTTGAACAACGAAATAGGCATAACACCAAGACCGAAGTCTTTTCGAGACTTGACATACTCCTCGTATGTCTTGTACTCGGGCGCTTCCTTTAGATCACTCCATTTCATGAATCAATACTCCGTAAAGGTGACGATATCCATCAGCTCTTTCACGAGCTCACGACCATAGTCGGTGAACAAGATGCCCTGGTCCCAAACCCAGCGCTCAACACACTGATGGTGATAGAACGTCTCGCCCTGCGTCATCCAACGGAGAGCGGTCTGCCGATCACCAGCGCCGTAGCGGATGGTCTCGGCAACGCGATGCTCAAACTCTTCGAGAGCCTGAGCTTCAGCAGCCTGTTCGGCAGCAATCGATTCCTGGATTGACCGCTCGATGTAGTCAGCCGTCTTACGAAGGTCTTCGAGGCTCATGGCATCGAAGTCATAGTGGCGACCCTTGACGCCGAAAGCGTCCTTGTGACCCTCGTAGATATAGATGGTGAGGTCTTCACGCTCTTGGGCTTCGGTATACATGTTATCTGTCTCCTTAATCATCATATATACATCTTATCTCGTTTCGATTAAAAAGACAACAAAAAAGTTTTGTTTGAAAACAACAACTTAGACCAAACTCTAGGTAAGTTATTGAAAACAAACAAAACTTTTTTTTATTAACAAAATCAACAAGTTAGGCGGTTTTTTTGCGTTTTCCAATATTGTATTTTGCGACCAACTCCCATTCATCCTTATCCTTGAAAGGCAACACCTTGATTTGACTGATTGGTGCTATGGGATTTTCAGTCTCCGCATTTCTAACAATATTCACGAGATCCCACTCTTTCAGTAGGTTTGTGATCGTGTTTCTTCGGGCAATATCAGACTCTGAAATGTTGGATGGTTTTCCATCGAGAGCGAAGAGCTCTTTGAAATGGACAATGAAGTAACGACCTTGCTTATGGAGAATATGGCAAGACTGATACAGGATCTTTTCTTTTTTTGAAGCTACGCCAATGCGAGTTAGAGTTTCTCGAACTTTAAGAAAATCATCATCGTTGTTTAAAGTCACTTCGACTAGGTTGTTTATGTCAAAACTCATTTTTTCAATCCACCTTTTTGCATTTTTATTTTTATTTCATCGAATTGTTCATCAGACAATATATCCATGATCTGTTTTGTTTTTTCATAGCTATAACCAAAATACTCTGCTACTAGCTCAAGATCATCGTCATGTTCTGTTTTTGCCCATTTAGCATAACGCTTCTTTGGACGCACAATATTTATATAAAACGAGAATTGAAGTTTATTGTCTAGGTGGTGTCTGAAGTTCATTTCGTTTGCTGCAAGAGCAGTCTCAGCAAAATAAGAGAACTGTCGGTTTGTTATGTATGGGTTGTATCCCTTCTCTGCAAGTTGGTCGTTCTCAGTTCCAGTCATGATATCTTTGCCGGAGTTGATTGCATTCACATAATCAAACGGATTCATTTTGTCATGCCTAAGAACGTGTCAACTGTAATTTGATTTACGTTTGGTAAAATTATCTCTTGCATCAGACAGTCAACAGGATAGAAAGAAACCTTTTCGTTCTCTACATATGTTTTCATATGCTCCTGATACCAGTCTAAGTTTGGCGATGAATTTTCATAGTTCAATGAGCCAAGGTAGATATTATCAGAATTTTCAATATCAAAACCAGTTAGATAGATTTGTGTGTATCCATGTTTGATTGCTAACTGCAACGCTGTTGTCCCAGCTGACATGTATGATTGATCAATCGTAATTACAGAATCATCATACAGCCAAGAAACATATAGCGTATTTCCTTTACCAGAGATACTACAGTTCTCACTCTCATTCCCCCATTCATCAATTTCTCCTTGATGTTGGGATTTGATTTCCTGTGCTTGTTCATAAGAGAGAATGTCCCATTGTGGAAAGAAACAAACATTATCTTTACAATATTCTGATCTATAAATTTCGTGTTGCATAGCAACATCTACTGAAACAAGATTATCAACATTCATATCTCTATAGATTGCATTACAACCATATGTTGATACACCCTTTGGAATTGGAAATCCAATCCTTGATTTTCCGTTGCCAAGAACTAATGCTTTTTTCATTTGAACTCACAATCAGCCATGATCTCCGTCAGGCAAGCAACAAGATTAACTTCATGGTCAGAAACAAATGCTGACTTATACGAATAGTCAGCAATCAAAAGAACAAGACGAGGAATTGATCTCTCAACCATCATTTCAGATGATGTGTCATATAATTTTCTATACAACACAGTTGGTTCAATATCAGCATTGTTGCCAACCCACTTACGCATATCATTGAATTTACGATTTTTCAAATGGGAAACAAGAGTCTTGTAATTATCATCATCCATATTGACAAGAATGCCCGTATCGATACTCCCTGAAGCTGAGTACCGCTGCAATTCATTTAATACTCTCCTCCAATCAGGAAAATGTTTCATGATTAGATTTGCTACTACTTTCTTGTCAAATGAAATCTGCTCTTGGTTAAGAACCGTTTCCACACGCTTCATAAACTGCGAAGCAATTTCTGGCTTGTCCTTGTTACCAATCTTAAATTCAATTACAGAGCAGCGAGAATGAAGAGGTTCAATAATTCTATTCTTAAAATTGCAGGTCATAATAAACCCACAATTCTTACTGAACTCCTCCATGAAGTTACGCAATGCTGGCTGAGTTGACTGAGGATTGAGATAGTCAGCCTCATCAAGGATTACGTATTTTCGTGAACCAGAAAGAGATACAGTGGAAGCAAAGTTTTGAATTTCATTTCTCAATGTGTCGATATTACCCTTCATCGAACCATTGATAATGATATAATCAAATCCGCATTCTTCCAACATAGCTCGAGCTACTGTTGTTTTGCCAACACCAGGACCACCACTCAATAGGAGATTTGGTACGTAGTTCTGTTTTACAAATTCAGCAAATGTAGTCTTGAGTTCTGTTGGAAGAATACAATCATCTATACGAGAAGGTCTATACTTCTCCACCCACAATTCATTCTCATTCATAATATAAAGCACCTTTCAATTAGCGGGATTCAGTGGCGATGTAGTATTCAAGTGCTCCCTTTTCTGTTGAAAACTGACTGATTCCTTTAGAGGAGATCCGAACAGTATAATCGTTTGCCATCATCTTTAGGTTTTCAACCTTGAACACCATATTAAATTCTTCACTGGTTTCCCCTACAGTAACATTATACTTATTAGAGGTGTTGTTCTTTGAATCGCCAACTTCAATAACAATTTGCTTTCCATCACCAACAACAGACCAATGTGGTGCTTGCAATACACTGGCTGCTTGCATAGTTGACTTAAAGACATCATTGGGAAGTTCAAACTCAACCTTTACATCAGGTAATGAGATTGCCTTCTCTGGCGGAGTTGAAATCATATTCTTATCAGCAAAGAAATAACGAATTGAAGACTTACCATTTGCAACAACAACACTACTATCTTCAAACTCATAATCTGGTTTATCAAAAAGACTTACCGCGCTGAGAAACTGATTGAGATCATAAATGGCAAATGAACGATCAAACTTGTCTTTCACTTCAGCGATTGCCATCACGGTCTTTTGTGGTGAGATAGTCTTGAGTGTACTACCCTCGTTCACAAGAATGTTTTGATTGATTGAAGAGAAGTTCTTCAAAACAGAAATTGTACTATCAGAAATTTTCATAATTAACCTCGCAAAAATATCGAAAAATGGTTCTTAACTCAACATTAGTATCGAATAATACTATATTTCACTCCTTATGTAAATAAAAATTATTTAAGTTTTTGAGATGGATCAGCAGTAGCAGCAGCGCCGATATTTGCAATATCCATCAAACTACCACCAAATGTATATGAACCCATATGAGACAATTGCATCCATGGGCACATCCAAACCTTTAATCCAATCTTTCTTGCCCACTGACAGAACATATAATCTTCTGACAAATATCGTCTTGACTTTGGATCAATTAGTGCATCGAAGTAACACATAATTTCACGAGAGCCATCAAAATTAGCAGAGCGAATATGATCTGGTTTATACATCAGTTCAGGATATGCTTCTGCATACTTCTCAAATGTCTTTCGTTGAATCATCATAAAACCAGTGCCACCCTCAAGCACCTCTACTGGTTCGCCCAATGGAATCTCATTGGTACCTTCTACTGGATTGAAAACAAAGTCACCAACGAACCGAGAAAGGTTATGAGGATTTTCATCAGCAAAACCCTTATCAACAGCTACTTTGATTTTTTCCCATGAGATTGATTTCTTTGGATATGGACCACAAATAATATCTTTATCGCTGTCCTCACTAGCCAATGCTGCAAGTGTCAAAACATCATTGGGATTGAAACCAATATCTGAGTCAATGAACATTAAATGAGTGAACTTTTCCTGGCGCATAAATTCATCAGCGCAATAGTTTCTTGCACGAGTGATGAGTGACTCATTGAATAGATAGAAAAATTCTACATCCATTCCATAATGCTGTGAAAGTCTAGCAAGATCTGCTGTTGACTTTGTATATTGACCACCACACATTCCTCCATACATCGGAGTGGCAACAAAAATTTTTCTTTTTCTCAGTTCATCAACGTCAATAGATATTTCCATTTTTTTCTCCATGTTTTAAATCATGGTTATACATAGCGATGATTGCATAATGAATAATCTTCATAAGATCCTTACGATTATATCCATCTTTTTTACCATAACGCTGGGCATATTTCATGATATTGCCAATACAAAAACCTTCACCATGACCACCGTCAATGATGAACTCGGTAGCCTGATACTTGTTTACGGAATAATGCTGAGAGTAAGTGCCATCAATATAATCTTGCAGTTGGCGAAGGATTTCACCTTCATTATATTTATACTCTATCATTTAGGATCTTCCATAAAATAATACTTCATTTGTTTCTTGAGAATCAAAAAGATACCAACAGGAATTATCTTTCCCAGTCATCTTAGAATCTTCAATCCACTTCACTCTACCTATACTAACAACTTTTTTCAATCTTGCCAAGTAAGGAATACTTTGTTTTGTGTGCATCCAATCAGCATCAAAGAGAAGCCATGTAGGAGCAATGTTAGATAAATGTTCAATAAGAGGATGAAGTATTTTTCGATTCCATGGTGGATTAGTAATAAAACAATCTGCTCCTACTGAGTGTTTTACATCAAATACATCACGGGTATCAATACCTTCTGCTCTGGGTTCAATATCAGAACGATACATTGAAATATGACCAAACGATTCTAAATGGTTAGATAATCTACCATCACCAGCACAAGGTTCAGCAAACACCGTTTTCTCTTCTAAATGTGAAAGAAGAGGCAAAACAGCAGTGATTGGTGTAGGATAAAAGTCTCGTTCTACTCTCACAAAATCACTTCGTTTTCCCATCAAATATTTCTTTCATATCGTATTTTATTTCCAGAAACAAACGCAAAAACATCTGCTTTCGACATTCTATCTTTTTCTGTTATTTTTTCATTCCAAGGTTTTACTTGAACATTATATTGTTTACCATTCGTTAATATACATTCAATATCAACCTTATCAATCATATCTCTTTTCGAACCTAAACCACCTGTTCTTTTAACGGAAGCAATGCTGTTATTATTCTTCAAATCTCTGACTACAATATCTTCAGTTTCTTCACCCTGTTTCCATGTTCCATTAACAACATTTGACAATTCTTTAAACAAATGGCTATTAGTATCTTTGATATCAGGGTCATTAGATACACGGTTAAATAACATTTCCATATCTAAACTTGATATACCATAATAATCTAATAAAAATTTAACACATTTTCTATTAGTTGTCAATAGAGAATATGTCTTGCTACCTAGATTTTCATTAGACAGATCAATGAAAAATCTTTTGTATTGTTCTCCATACTCTGTATATTCAATCGCTTCTTTGATGTCATTTAAAGTAATCATATTTTCTCAAATATTCTTCTGCATTATCCATCTCTGAAAGGTGTAACCAAAACACATTCCAATCTCTAGCTATATCAATAATTCTCGTTCTGTTTTTTAAATTAATATTTTTATTCTGTATTAATGTATCAAATAGTTTTGACACACCAGAATCGATTTGTAAATTTAAATGTTTCTTAACTTTATCTATTTTCTCAAATTCTGGAAACGCATTTCTAACATGGTGTTTCTGGAATGGTTCGTTGACTTCTTCCCAATCCATACTGTAGAAAAAATCTTTCACTTCAGTTGAAAGATACGGCGTGATAAAGATTTTATTTTCTAAGTCCGATATTTTTTTAAGCCAAATATAATTAGCGCATTTATCAGGTGCAAAATATTTGTCTCTAAATTCATCAAACTTTTCTTTTGTATGTTTATAATGAATCATTGCTGTTTTACTGAGCCCATAATAGCCGTCGGCTGCCCAACCACTGAGTACATAATTTTCTTGTATCTTTGGATATACATGAATAAATGGATAACTACACTCATATGAACTTTTCTTTGAACAGCCAAGACGAGTAAGATGATGAAAGTCTGCCTCAATGTTTTTGGTGGGAATGACAACACCAGTAAATTCCCAATCAAAAGTTTCACTAATTTCTTTTGCTTTCAAAAAATCATATGATTCGTGTGTGTCTAATCTAAAACTGTATGCATGAATTTTTTTACCAAGACGTTGTGCGGCAAAACCTACAGATATAGAGTCAACACCACCGGACAGTAAAAGAGCAACTTTACTGTCCGGCACATTGACTTCTACATAGTTTTGTAAAAGATTAGATATCATAGTCATAGTTCATTTCTTTTAAAATCGATGGCATAGTGTCCAATATATCATCTGGTATCTTATTATACTTATCATAACCTCGTCTAATTGTAATTCCCATTTGTTCATACTTATCTATAACAAACTTATTGTTTTTTTTATTTCTTTTTTCTAAGTTCATCAATTCATTATTTTCTTTCTTTGTTACTTTTATAACATAACAAAGAGGAACAATGAGTATTAAGAATTCTTCAAAACTCATGTTCATGATGTTTTTAAAGAAATAACGAGCATATCTTTGAGGAGAAAGCATATGATCCATTGTTAACTCATTATCTGAATTACTTTCTGCTAAAAGATCAACAGCTTTATCTGAAATTAATCCAGTATCTATTTTCAAATCACTAAGAGCAGTATAAAAAATACCATGTTCAAGGAGACGAATACCAGCAATCCTTTGTAGACGATCTTCCTCTTCATAAAATTCAGCATTATTCATCATAAGTCGATATAATGCTTTCAGCTTACTTTCTTCAAAAAATCCTGGTTTTAAATCCATTAGCAAACAGTCCTTATTTGTGAAATGTTATCTAGAGATC